CTTCTTCAAATCCTGCAAGGCTGAGTTTCCGTCCTTGCGTCCGTTTCTTGAAATATACTTCACAGCATTTCCAAGATTGAAGTTCAAGTTCCAATCACGTATCACGTCCTTAGGCTCAAACTTACGGCCCTCACAGTAGTGGTTAGGATGCCCGATAATATCTTCGGGTTTCTTCTGCTCACTCATCATACTAGCAAGAACATTTCCCTGTACTTCATCCATAGTAATCTTTACTTCTGATGCAGGGGCAGGTTGTACTGCTGTGCCTACTTTTGGCACTCTTATCGGTGCTTTCATCCTGAGAGCTTCTGTGCACTCGTCACAGATAATTCTTCCTCGTGGTACTTGTATCCCACAAACTTTACATTTTCCCATTAAAGTACTCCTTTTCTATAAAGTTCTATTGCTTCGTCAGCAATTTTCTTTTTGTTTGGCATGCAAGGCTTAATTTCAGGGCACCTTCCGCCAAGCCAGCCACAGGCAGGGGCACAGCAGTAGCCAACAGCCTTCAGGAAAGGATTTTTGTCTTGTCTCAGGGCCATGACCATGCTAAACATAAACGCGCGTGTCTTGCCCTCTGTACGGTTACACAGTCTCTGCTTAGCCATTTCGATAAAGCTTTCAGCTGTGTGGTCTTGCATAAAAAGCTTATCCTCATAAGGGTCTGAGCTACGCTCTTTCCCTGTCCAGTCAGGTCTGCTTGACTGTACCTCAGGCTGAGGGTGTCCTTTAGTTGCTCTGATAATCTGCATAATTACAGATTTTGGTCTTGTATCTACAAGACGGAAATGAACGGAACGCAGGGTAGAATGATTTGCACAAATCTGCTTTATCCACCAAGCAGTCATGTCATTGTCCTTCGGTGTGAAGAATGTGTTCTGCAGTTCCATGTCTTCACCCTGTGTAATCTTACAAGCCTCTCTGTAGTCATACAGAGGGTCACGATTTAATACTCTAAATCTCATTTATGTCTCCTTTTTTCTTAGCGTTTTCTATATGCTTACGCAGCTTTTCAACTTCAGGGTCAGTGAAAGCAGGAAGAAAATCTCCGGCCTTTATCTTTAGCATATCCTCGTACTCTATTGGCTTGCACACGGTTATCACAGTATCACCTGTGACAAGCAAATCGCTTTTCACAGTATGTGGGCCAAGCTTACCTGTAGAGTGCATCTTACCGTGTTCTATATCCCGAAGTGCAGGCTGTATCTTGGCAAAAGTCTCAGGTGAGACTATTATCACTGCCGAGTCAGTCTTATGTACTTTTATAAACTTATGTGCCACTCTGAGTAATTCGTCAACTTCTATCATAGTGGCTCCTTGTCTCTAACTACCCAGTCGCCCTTAGGCTCAGGTTCTTTAATCTTTCCACTTGTTATCTTCTGTACACAATCAAAGCAGTAGTAGGCAGAAGCAACTTGCACAAGCTTTCCGCCTTTTCTCCATTGTATCTCACCTGGATTTTTCTTTTCATACTCCGTCAGTTCTTTGCCACATAGCTGACAGTGCTCAGGATGCTCAGGAACTTTAGGCAGGAGAAAGCCCTGAATATTGATTACTTCCCCGTCTTTTCCGTCTTTACTGTATCTAATGTTCATAGTTTCCTCCTGATAACTTGCACAAGCATGTAGATAACAATAGCCTCAGTCAAAATCCCTGCAGCTAATATTATGTAGCTAAGCATCATTCAACTCCTTTACAATATCAATAAGCTTAGACAAAGAATACTTGCCTGAGGCAGGGATAAGATACAGCCCTTCCCTGCTTCTTGTGCAGCCTACATACAGGACTCGGAGCTCCTCGTCAGCATTGAGCGTGATGTTCTCACTGACAACCCTCGTGCAGTCCATAAACATCGCCGTATAGTCTGCCTCGCCACCCTTTACTTTATGCACGGTAGAAAGCAGACAGAAAGGCTCTGTCATTGTGGACATTTTCTTAAGGGTCTCAAGTCCCCAAGTATCAACCAAGTCCTGATAAAAGTAACGCTCTTTGCCCGGGATAAGCTCCGAGTGCATAAAGCTGTCATTTATATCAGCAATCTTGTTCTCTTCCATAAATCTCTGCTTTGCTTCTTCGTTACCGTATCCTACCTTTCGGTAGTTATAGTAACGCTCAATCTTACTAAGGTCTCGGGCAGGGATACAAAATCCCTTGCTCGTGTGATACGGAACTATGAACTGCTCAAGTACCGTAGCCATATCTGCAATAAAACAGTTTGTACGGAACAGGAGGTACCAGCGGGCCGGCATAACTCCGTGTGATTTAAGGTCGTCACGAATAAGGCGAGCTAAAACGTTACGGTCAGGAAGAGTCTCAACAAAGCCCTCACGGTCATCCGCAGGTCTGTAGTCTTTCTCAACCTTTTCCTGAATAAGGTCTGTTATTCCCTTAGAAAACTCGTAAACCTTTCTCGGAAGTCTGTACGAAATCTCGTGCTTTACAGTCTTGTAGTGGCTTGCCATTTCAACCAAAAGTTCCGGGGCAGCGCCATTATAAGTGTACAAGCAGTTATGTACTGTAAGCCCACCCTCAGTAACGTAAGTATGGTACTTAGGCACATCAAGACTGTAGACCTCATCATCATACCACTGTACATCAGTCTTAAAAGGTTTCCAAAGTTCTTCTTTTTTACAGCAGGCCTTTCCGTAATATACAGGAACAGACATCACCTCAGGAAGAAGATTACAGGCCTCACAAAGAGACATACAGCTTCCACCACTTTTAGCCTGAGCCTTCTCATGGTTGAACATCGGAAGACAGATATTGAGGTACAGCTTATCAAGCATCTCTTCAGCACGCTTTGCTATGCCTTTTACAGTCTTATAAACTTCATTTACAAGTTCTCCGTGCCACATCTTCCAACTGATTTGAGGAATACCGTAAGTCAGGGAGAAATATTGCTCCCAAACAAGCGCTTCTTCTTCACTGTGACATAGTTTCAAAATCCAGCCTGCTTCAGCTCCCTCGTTGTTCATACGAAGAATAAAATGTGTCGCTCCCTGCTTATTAAAAAGCTGACACTGGCCTACACGGAACCAGTCTCCTTTTTTCATAAGGTAAACACATCTTAAAGATGTATCTCTATTATTCCAGCGTACAAGCATCCTGTGTTCAGGAGTAAAAAGCTGTGGCTTACAGCCTTCGGCAGTAACCTCAATCATAGGCCCTTGATAGTGTCTATGTGCCACAGTCATAGGATAATCAGCATGCTGCTTTCCGTAATAAGCGTAGTCTTTCATTGAGAAAGTAACTGCACTCTTTCCCTGACAGTCTTCAATGGGGACATAACCCTCTTTTGTAAGAACTTTAGTTCCAGCAGGCTGACACTGAAAGTCATCCCCCAAACAGATTACTTTCTCTGCTTCTGAAAAGGCTTTCATACATACCTGCCACTGTAATGGTGTCAAGTCCTGACATTCATCGATGAGGGCAATTTTCACCCCCTGCAGTGGCTCTCCCTGTTCCATATATTTCAAAAGACAGTCATAGAAGTCTACAAGGTCGTGGCCTTCCTTAAATGCTTTATAGGCATTTACAAGGCGGTCATATCTGAAACGGTCATAGTTACCGTCTACAAATACGCCACGCTTACTGCCTGAACGCTCAGCGTCATAGCGTTGAAGAAGTCTGTCATCTTCAGTTACATGACCGAACGCATCGTTCATGGTCAGGGAGAAACCCAGCTCCGAGTTGAACTGAGCTATATCTGACTGAGTTATAATATTCTTTCTTGCTAAATGAGCCTCACGGAAACACAGTGCGTGCAGTGTCTTAAAGTGCATAAGGTCATCAGGAGTAAGGTCTTTATTTACTGCAAGAGCCCTAGCCACACCTGTCTCAACACCTTTTCTTGTGTAGGTTACAAAAGCAATTTCATCAGGTCTGTAAGACTTGAGTGCGTCTGTAATAACCTGCATCGCTGTCGTTGTCTTCCCTGCACCAGCACTCGCCAAATGTATAGTAACATCGTCTGTATTAAATCTCACCACCATAAGACTACTCCAAAAATCTGATTGAAATATTTGAACTGATAGAAGCCTCTGTACGTAAATCTAGCAGAGGGTCACCGTGGCGTCTGATGTTCTTTTCTGCCTGTGCCCACCAGCAGGGAGTCACACCACCTTCTGCGTAGTTCTCAAAATACTTGCAGAGTTGCCATCCTTCAGTTTTGGATAAATAAAACTCACCAGCCTTACGGTTCCAGTATCTTGCTTCAGCCGGACGCAGCGAATAGGCCAGCTCGTCATCAATGTATACGTCAATGTTTCTCGTTTTTGCCATGCTGTTCTTGTCACCGCGTACAACAACTTCATAGACGCTGGTGTCATTGGCTGCTTCAATAAAAGCTACTGCTTCTTGTTTACTTTTTGTCTGTTTATAGTCCACCACTCTCATATTTAGCCTCCTATGAGAACTCTATAAAGCAGGGAAAGAACTCCGCATACTATGTATATGGCTCCTAATCCTATTACTGTACAGAACAGGCTGATAAGTACTGTAGCAACAGCATCAGCCCACAGTCTTCTCCATTTCCTGTTCATTTTTACCTCCTAGAAACGACTGTCCTCGTCGCCTGCTTCGTTGTACTCACCACTGTCTTCTTTAGTCTCTTCTTTCTTACTTGTAAGCTGAATAGCCGCGGCACGAAGTGCATCCTGTTCGTACATATCGTCGTAGTACTCGAAGCGTTTCTCAAGTTCCTCGTCAACGTCTTTGACCCAGCACTTAAGTGTCACCTTCTTTCCTGACTTCGTTGTATAACTTACGCTTCCTTCAGTGCACCCGAAGTGCATAAGTTCCTCACGAAGGTTTGTTCGACCAAGCGTAAAGCGCTCGATACGAAGATAGTCTTTTACACCGTCGGTTGAGAAGTAGTACTTACCGTCTTCCTTGTAAACCTGACCGGCATTTATCATATACGAAGCACCGTTAGTAACCTGACGGTGAGTAAGGTATTTGACAAGCAGGGAATGAAGTTCGTTCAGCTCAGTTGTATCACTTTCTGCTGAAACCTCAATCTCACGCTCGCTCATACCTTCCATACAATGATTCAATATGTCAATCCAAACATTGTTCTTGACCTGCTGAGGCATCCATCCGAGCTGGTCAATACACTTAGTCTGAACTACAAGCTGATTACGAAGCTCTGAGGCATCCTCAAAGCGTACAAGCTTAGGCTCTTTTCCCGGAGCCGCAATTTCCCACAAGTAGTACGGAATACGCGCAAGAACCTTGGATATAGGCCCCATTACATCAGCACCTGTATTCTCGTTCTGCTGCGGATTACTCTTCTGACATGCAGTAAACTGACGCTTGGCACACTCTCTGCGGTTACAGTAAGAGCACATAGGGTCATGCTTACAGGAGTAGTTCCATTCCTTACCGTTAGCAGAAGCGTAGGTACTTTCAATACCCTGCATGTCCTCATACTGAAGAGGCGCTTCCATACAGTTATCAAGGTCAAGAAGTTCAGGAAGGTAGTCATATTCCTTTCCGTACTTCTTCTTGAAGTAGACACAAGCATGAAAAAGGAACTTGTTTCTTCCTGCGTTCGCGTTGAGAGCACCTGTAAGGGCCATCATCTGAATACAGAAAGGAGCATCCGAGTAAGGAAGCTTTGCTAAAGTCTCTTCCATTTCCTCTACTGAAGTATAGTTAGCCTTGATTGTTTCAAGAGCCTGCTCAATACCGAGGAACTTACCGTCAACAGAAATCATTCTGTTCATAGCCTTTCCTGAGGCAGCATTGAAGTAAGGCAGGAACACACATTTACCGTCCTCGCCCGGAACTTCTGTTGCGTGCATAGGGAAGTATTCAACCTTGCTCTTGTGTTTGTCGTCACAGTAGAGCATATCAAGTCCGTAGACTGTGATAATCTTCTGTAAAAGTTCAATTACCTTTCCTGCATCCTCTGCTTTCTTGAACATAAAGTAGATATGCAGTCCTGAACTCTTTGACTGACAGGCAGTAAACTTCCACCCAACCTGATACATACGTCTGATAAGATGAAGGAACTGACCCGGCTGTCCGTAGACATCAATATCAATCACACCGTAGTAGCACATATTGCGTGCTATGATATTTCCTTCGTCATCTGTAACATTGCACAAAGGCTCTATAGCACAGCCACATTCGCCATTGAGGTGCATACGATAGTCTTCAATAGAAACAGGTTTTTTAGTTTTGTTTTCTTTATCCTTTGGATTAAGCAGGGCATAAAACACCTTGCTTGCTTTATTTTTACCTGAACTTTCCTGCTTAAAAGGCGGTACGTGTTTCACGTACTTCGAGCGATTTCCATGGAAAACGGCGTAAAAATCTCTAAGTAGCTTTTCTGCGTCCATATTTCCCTCCTAGCCAATGTAGTACGCTTCGCCTCTCTTGATACATCCGAGAGCCACATATTTTGTTCCGCATATCTCAAGAACAGGTAAGTGAAGCTGGTCTCGGTATTTCGTTTTGCTGATTAAAGCTGAGAACTTGATGAACTTAAATCCACCGTACTCATATACAGGCTCTTTTACGTCGTAGCCGACTCTCTCAACAACACTTAAATCAGGATTGTCTTTTGTAGGCTTAATGAAGTCCTTGATAATTTCATCAACGTCCTGAGCCACAGGGCTATACATCTTTTCAATATATTCAATGTCCTTGTGTGCTGAAGGTGCGTAAACAATCCTGTCAAGTATCATAAAGGCAGAAAGAGTTCCGTCGATGATTTTTCTCTGTAGGTCGTCACCGCAGTGGTAGAATGATTTTATAATTTCCTTTGAATACCAGGTCTTGCCACCTGATATAACTTTGTAAAACATACCGTCCTCCTTTGAACTATGGGGTGACAGGGAATTGAACCCTGCTATCGTATGGAGGTTTATACACAAACCTTTGGCAGTTCCTCTGCCCGTTCACCCCGAAAAAGAAGGCAGGAGAAAGTAAATCTTACAAAACCTTACTCCTGCCTTTGCTCCTAGCCGCCGTCGCTAGGAGCTAAGACTAAAAGCGTACTGCCTCAGTCTCAGAGTCGTCATCCTCAGCAATTTCTGCTACGGTGCGGCTCTGAGCACCCGGAATAAGAGCTGCAATGTTCTGACGCTTAGCGACCATAGTGTACTCGCAGAAAGCTTTGTACAACTCGCCGTAACGTGTCATTACATCCATCAGCTCGTCCTTTGGAAGGCCGCCTTTTACTGACTGAAATCCTGCTTCAGGAGAGTAAGCGCAGTTGCGCTGTTCCTGAAGTTCGAACTTAGGGTAGTAGTAAGTCTTGTTGTAAGTTTCATTCTTCACTGCCTGAGTAGTGATATCGAAACGAAGCTCAGGAACAATCTTACTGTTGGCCTTTACAAGCTTCTCGAGTTCATTGTAGTACTTGTTTCCTGTTGAACGGAAAGAAAGAACTACTCCCTCGAGCTCAGGGTGGTCGTGCAGGTACAAGAATACCCAGTGTACAGGCTGCAGTACGTTACCGTTGTTCAAAGGTCTATCGAAGTTTCCTTCAAGTGGAACCTGCATAGCATCCGCAGGGTGCCAGTAACCTACTGTCTTAGGCATTTCATTTTTACTTGCAGCAGGTTTAACTTCTGCAAATACCTTGAACATACCAACGACTGTTGCATCAATATGCTGCCCAAGGCGTGTCTTAGACGAAGCGATTACATAATCGCGTGCCTTGGCACCCCTAATGTAAGCAACATCACCTTCGACGAGTTCGTTTGCTGAAGGGTCAAGAATCTTGAGCCACAGCAAGTTAGAACCGCTTTCAGCGCGGATTGTTGCTTCTGCCTGAGCTGCCTGAGCGATAAGTGCGTTCAAGTCAGTTCCCTGTGTTGCTGGTACTCCAGCTGTTTCCTGCTTTGCAGGTGTCTTCTTTGTAGCCATAGTAGCTACCTCCGTAAATTGGTAGTAACGTAAAACGTAAAACGTTTCTCGTGCGCCCTTATTTCTAAGCTTCCTGCCGACGCGCTCAGAAAGCCGTAAGGCCAGTACAGGAGTTGAACCTGTAGTATTGGCTTCCGCTCGCCCAACTGGCCACCGCAGTACAGGAAAAAATGAAATAAAACCTGTCTACTCGCTTTCGCTTACATATCTCCGGTGGATATGCTCACCTGCCTTCCCTATGGAGAGAGTTTCATTGTGACCGTTTCAGGTCTATGGCGCCGCAGGGAGTCGAACCCTGCTATCGGGTAAAAGCAGGAGAAACTATGGTAAAAACTCCTGCCGTTCACAGTTCCTCTGTTCGTTAGCGCCTTGTGGGCCCTGCTTATGTTCGCGTCCATAAGCTTTAACACCAAACGCGACTAAGGTGTCAGGCCCGGGCATTACCAGACCTTACTGTTTATACGTTACAGTAAAACGGTGCAAGGTGAGGGGTGGACTTGAACCACCGACCAAAGGCATTCATCGGCTTATCCTTTAACGCCGCAAAAGCTCTGCCAGCTGAGCTACCTCACCAAAAGACAGGTCTTATTCTTCGGGTCTATTCATCGAATACAACGGAGTTTCACCGCTTGCAACCTACTGTGCCTGTCAAGTAGTGTTAATTACGTGTCCTCCATATACACACTCAATTTTTGAAGTAAGACTGTTCTTCTTAAGACGGAACAGACAAGGCCTTATTTACCGCGCTGTGTTCGCTTAGGTGAAGCAGGAGCTCTGAAGAAAGGTTTTTCCTTTCTCTTAAGCTTGTGAGCAACGCACTCAGTGATGCGCTTGTCGTCGTGACTGAGCCTCATTTCAGCCATAGCCTTGTGGAATACTGTAGCATTAAGCCACCCGTAAAATCTAGTAGGCTTTTTCTTACCGATTTTCATTCCGTGTTTCATTAGTTACTCCTCAAAATCTTCGTTTTCAAATTCACTTGTTTCAAGTGTTCCATTCTTCATATACTCAACTGTTGAGTGCTTGACATCATCACTCAGCAAACTGTCCTGCAAGTCTGAAACAACATCCTCAATGTTAGCCGAGTCTGCCACTTTAAGTGTCACACTAAGTTTGAACTCTTTCAATGTTATCTCCTTAGAATACAGGCACTTCAGGTTCTTCAACCTTAAGTACGTGCATTTTTACTCCGTTCTTACGAAGCTCGTCAAAGATACGGGTCAGTTCGTCACCAAGGTCAACCGGGTACTCGAGCTGAAGCGTTATTTTCTTATTAAGGCCCTTGAAGTCGCTCTTCATAGCTTCCTTGTTGACCTTAATTCCAATCTGCATAGGCTCCTCAGCAGGGGCAGGAGAAGCCATAGCCTTTTCTGCAAACTTGGCGCGGAGTCTTTCCTTTTCTGCCTCAACCTTTTCAAATACCACAGAAGCAGGCTCATAGGCAAGCATATCTGTGTATGTCTTAGGGTTGATGTACTCTGCGAACTCACCCTGAGAACAGGCTTTTTCGATAAGCTTGATGTCAGCTTCCTTCTGTTTTCTGACGTTAGCCTCTGTCTGATACTGCTCACGCAAGTCCTGTGCAACAGCCTTCATATCAGCAGTCTTATTGTAATATTCCTTCTTACGTTCAACTTCAAACTCAAAGCCAAACTCGTCTGTAAGGTCTTCAATAAGACCGTCGATTGCAGCATTTACCTGTGCACGGCGCTTCTCTTCTTCTGCATCGAGGATTTTATCACACTGTGCTTCCATTTTAGTGATGTCATCCATAACTGCATCTGCCGCAGTTTTGAACACATCCATAGGGCCTTTATAGGTTGCCTTTACATAGTCTTTGACCTGTTTGTCAAAGGCGTTACGCCATCCTACAATTCCCTTTTTGATTACGCGCACACGCTCAATGTTCTCATCAGTCATTTTCATTTTGAGAACAGCTGCCAAACGAAGCTCTAAGAACTCCTTCTGAGCTGCAAGTGTGTTATCTGCATTAGGGAATACAACTTCTTCCTTCTTTGGAAGAGACAGGGCAGGAAGAGGAGATAACAACTCCGCTTCTGTTAATTCTGTTTTCTTCTTTGATTTAGCTGCCATATTTACCACCTAGTTCTTAAGAACTTTATTTCTGACTTCGACAGTCTTTCTGTCTAATGCCTTGAAGACTTCGTCTACGCTGTCTTCGGGCCCGATAGTCGCTGTGAGCGACACATCCATAGTCTCGTAATTTCCGAGATTAAATTTTCTTGTGAAAGAAATTTCCTTAATGTCTGCCATTACTTACCTCCTTTGGCAATAAATAGTCTGTCTATAGGCCACCCCCTGTGCAGCCTCGATAAAACCGTATTGTAATTCAGTCCAAGCTCTTTGCACCATGCATGTATACTCTGTGTTTTACTATTCAAAGTTACCTGCCTGATGTTTTTGTAGGACTCTACACTGAAAGCTTTTTCAGCTGAGTAGCCGGACTTTATAATTCTATCCTTTATTAACCTATAAGGTATTCCCAAGCTTTCAGACCACTGTTTCATAGTCTTAGTTTCACCTTTATATGTAATCAAATGATTACTAGTTCTGTTATTTTGTTGCTCTTTCATTGTCACCCAACGACAGTTGGACGGAAAATATCCTTTGCTATTATCTATACGGTCTATAGTCAAATTGTCTGTATAGCCATTAGACTCAGCCCACTGCTTAAAGTTACTGAAATCAAGTAACCATTCAGAGCATACAGTAATACCCTTTCCACCGTAGTATTCGTAATACGGATGTGCCTTATTATAGCATCGTTTTTTCATCGAGTGCCAAATGCTTCGTAGCCTAGACATCTTTCCGCCCATACTAATTGTCTCCGTATAGCAAAGTTTTTACATCATCAAAACTTCTTGGCATCACTCTATAAAATAATCTATCTTTGGTACAGATGCATGAAGTTTTGCCTACCACCTTGCCCTGTAACTCAAGCCAAGCCTTGTAAATACCTAATTGCCATGCAAGGTATTCAGGTTTGAAAGCCCCTGTCTTGATGTCGTACAGGTCGTAAATACCGTCGTGTTCAACTATAATATCTACTGCCGAAGCATAGTCTTTCAAGTCCCATACAAGAACTTCTGACATAGCCACAGCACGTAAGTCAGGAGAAGAGTACCGCCTTGTAAGCTCGTCGTGAACCCACTTGGCCCCGGGATGAATAGTGTCAAACACCCCAGTATCAATCCAGTCCTGTATCCATTTGTGCACCTGACTTCCTTCGTCGCAGCGCTCAATAACCTGATTTTCTGCATCCTTGAAGTTCAGCTTCATCCTCTCACAAATCTTACGGGTAACACCTGAAAGCTGTTTTCCTCTGTAATGATACTCGTGAAGCACTTCATTGAAGCTTACTCCGGGTGCATAAGATACCCGTCCTTTACCAACTACTAACATACTTTACTCCGTCTGATATTGAATATATACCCATTTATGACAAACGTCAAGTGGGAAATTACAATTTTTTATTTATATTCCTGCAAGGTCAATCAGCAGAACGTTCTCATAGCCTGACGGATAATCCCTGCCTCTTGTACGGCGTTTGACTTCCTCAAGACGATACAGATGAGCATCAGAAAGAGCAACAGCTCTCCACTGTGAAGAAGGCGGTGTTACTACTCCTATATCCGCAAGAACCTCATAAGGAGAAAGACCCTCGAAGCCCATTTTACCAAACAGGTTCCACATATTAAACCAGCTCAGCTGTTCAAACAGCCTGAAGTCTTCCTTGCAGTCAGCCGTGAAGTAAGCATTGTTTGAAAGAGTTTCCTTCACAAGCTCAAAGAATGAACTGTACAAAAAGTTAGAATTGTAAACTTTCTGTACCTCTTCATCGTCAAGCACAACTCCGAGCCTTTCGTAGATGCTTCTGATTGCTCTCTCAGCCCAAACTTTTGGAAGTGCCTTTACGAAAGCCTTGTAAGAGTACCTCCAAGTCTTATAAATCTGCCCCTCCTGCGTGATGAACATAGACTCGACTGCAAAGAACTGGTCGAACTTTGCAACTGCACTATTTATTATGTCTCCTGTAGCATCGTTATTAAAACGGATACGTGACGCAAGCAGCAGCTCTGCAAGCACCTGTTTTTCAGCATCAGTCATATTTCTTTTTTCGTTTTTGTATTCTTTGAAAGCATCACTGATAGCTGCGAGGTCAAACTCGCTTGGCTTATCCATTTTGCTCTCCCAATACGCAAGGTCAAGTTTTATTTTCTGCATTAACCCTCCTTAAAACATTTTAGTTTTC